GCGTTACATGCAGGCCGTCCTGAGTGCTGCTGAACGTGCAGCGGAAGTCTCAATGTACTTCAAAACAGATTGTCCGCCAGGAGAAGGCGCACAGGTAGCGGATGACGGAACAGAGATAGGCAATCTTCCTGCAATCGAACCACACCGGAACGAAGCGGTATTCCTTCCGGAAGGATGGGAGCCATTCCAGTTAAAGGCAGAGCAGCCAACTGCTGAATTTTCCGCAACCGTGCATCAGTATCTTTCTGAAATCGGCAGGGTCATGCAAATCCCCGCCATGATCGTGACGGGTGATGCGAGCAATCATAACTTCGCATCAGGCCGCCTTGACTACCAGGCTTTCCTGAAAATGATAGACGTTGAGCGTACCGACTACGCAGCGCATCTTGACCGCATATTCGATATGTGGGTGACGTATGGCCGCATTGCCGGAATTGAACCTCTTAGTAATCTATCGGAGCGCGTACAACGTCAATGGTATTGGCCTGGTATTGAGCATGTAGACGAATTGAAAGCAGCAAACGCCGCCCGTGTACGCATCGAATCAGGGCAATCCAGTATCGCAACAGAACAGGCGCGTTCCGGCTACGACTGGGAGGAACAACAAATACAACAGGCGGCATGTCTTGGATTAACGGTAGAAGAATACCGCAAGCGCCTTGCCGATAAACTTCTTGGAGCCGTTGCGCAAACACAAAATAATACGGAGGATACCGATAACGATGAAACCCAGAACTAAAAAGCCTGCCGGTTTTCCAGACATCCCGAAATCAATACATGCTGTTGCCGATGACGGCAAGGTGGACTTCCTTATTGCTGCTGAGGGCAATGATGGTGAGCCAAGGCAACGGCGTGTAAACATGGTGGCCTACACCGGCGGGCCACTAAATGTTGGTTTTGGCGTGCCTGTGTATATAGACCTTCAAGGACTGGCGATTTCCGAAAAGCCAACTCCGCTGATGCTTGAGCATCGCAGGGACATTGACGCTATCTTCGGACAGACAGATTCCGTGAAAATAGAGAACGGGCAAGTAGTAGCCTCTGGCCCTGTCTTGGGCACAGGCGAAGAGGTCGCCCGTGTAGTTGCACTCGCAGATGCAGGCTTTGCATGGCAGGCCTCCATAGGCGTTGAAATACAATCGCGCCAGTATATCCGGCGCGGCGAAGTAGCGAAGGTAAACGGCAAATCCGTAAAGGGCGATGCGCTCATTGTGAGGCGTGGCAGTCTGCGGGAAATCTCAGTTGTCAGCATTGGTGCTGATCAAAATGCAAGTACACTTGTCGCTTCCGATAATAGCGACGCAACGAAAGGACAAAGACGAATGAACGAAAAACTGAAGGCGTGGATTGAGGCAAAGGGCCTCGATGTTGAAGACCTTGATGACGGCGAACTGGCTACGCTCAAGGCGCAGTACAAAGCCGAACTCATGGCCGAACTGAAGGCGGTTGGCGGCGGTGAAAGCGTGAAGGCCGAAAGCAAAAGCGGCAAGATTGACGAAGCGCTGGCTGATGCGCGGCGTTGTAGCGCCATCGAAGACATGGCTTATGCAGCCATTCACGAAAACAAGCAAAATGTGAAGGTCGTGGAGCGTATTCGTGACATCATGGTCGAAGCACAGAACGACGGCACAAGCGCCCGTGACTTTGAAATCAAACTGTTGCGCGCATCCATTCCTGAGCGCGTGAGTATCCGAACTGGAGGCGCAGGCGGCGAAACCAGTCCTGCTATTTTGACCGCTGCCGCAATGATTTCCGGTGTTGACGAAGAGTCGGCTGTGAAAGAATGCGGCGAGCGAAACGTTGAAGCGGCACAGCGTCGTTTCGGTCGTGACATGGGCTTGCAGGAAATCATTTTGGCGTCGGCTGAACTGAACGGTTATCGTGGTCGCGGTCGCGTGACCGTTGGCAACTGGCGCGATGTATGGGCTTATGCCTCTGGCGGAATGGTCAACGCTTCCGGCTACAGCACGGTGAACCTTCCTAACATCCTCGGCAATGTTGCGAACAAGGCAATGGCGAAGGTCGCTGCGGAACCCCGATGGGTAGCCCCGATGATCGCCGGCAAAGCGAATCACTCCAACTTCCACGCTCACACTGTTTGCAGCCTTGCGGCAAATGGCACGCTTGAAAGCGTCGGCGCAGGCGGCGAATTGCAGAGCATGGCACTTGCTGAAGAAACCTACACCCGTCAGGTCGGAACACGCGGCGCGGTGTTGCGTTTGTCTCGTCAAGACATCATCAATGACAACCTCGGCGCATTCACCAGCATGGCCGCAGGCATGGCTCGCAAGGGCTACAACGCCCGCGAAAAGGCGCTGTTCACTGTCATCAATGCGAGCGGTGCAGGTGCATCTCATTTCACGGCAGCGCGTGGTAATTATGTAAGCGGGCAGACGGTCGGAACGAAAGAAGACCTTGCACAGATGATCAAGGCGTTCCGTAACCTGAAAGGCCCGGATGGCGAGCCTGTGAATGTTGAACCGTCAATCCTTCTTTGCGGCCCACTTTATGAATCTGCGTTTGGCATCCTGCTCGGCAGTTATCCCGCGCTTGTCGCGACAGGCGTAGGTAATTCTGCAAAACTTGCGGCGGCAACCAACATTTACGCTGGCAAATTCGGCGGTGCGCCCGTCGTTTCCCCGTGGCTGGAAAACACAACGGCAGGCGGCGGTGCGACAAACAAATATTCATATCTGCTGGCTGATCCGAACGTGCTTCCCTGCTACGAAATCGCTTACCTCAACGGTGTGGAAAGCCCCATCGTTGAATACTTTGGTCTCGACCAGGATGTGAATAGCCTCGGTGTTGCATGGCGCATCTACTGGGACTTTGGCGTGGCGGCTGCTGAATGGCGTGCAGGCGTAAAGAGTGCCGGTGCGTAATCATAACAACAACCTCTCTTGAAAGGAAATTTTGAAAATGTCAAATTTGCTGAACTATGTTAGCGCCGGAGAGCGCATTTCTGGACCCGCTCCGACTGCCCTTACGGGCGGGTATCTGCTAAATATAAAAGGAATCGCAACAGTCACAAGCGAGCCTATTGCAGCCGATGCTGTTGGCAGTTTTGCTATCGAGGGCATATTCAGCGCTCCTTATGTTGGCAATGCCTGCAATGTTGGTGACAACCTTTGGTGGGACGCGAACGGCACTCCCTATGGCGGATCGGCTGACGGCGCGGCTACCAATCTTGGCGCTGATGGCGATTTTTGGATTGGCATTGTAACCAAAGCGCCTTCCGCGAACGATGCTACAGTGCAATTTTCGCTTAACAGGCAGAATCCTGAACAGCCCGCATGGATTGGCCGCAAGTTCTTCAAATCTGCTGTTGACATTACGATGGTAGAAGCGACTCATTCCGGCGGCGTGATCGAAATTACAGCCGATGCAAAGACGGTAACGCTTCCAACCGGCGTTGTCGGTATGGAGTACATTATCGTGAACCGCGTGGTTGACGGTGGCGCACTGCTGACAGTTGACCTTGACGGCAACGAAATCATCCGTGGCGCGAACCTCACCATCGCAGCGACCAAAACGGCAAACAACACGAAGGCGACCGCAGTACAGGGCGACTATTTGCATCTGGTATGCACCGTAGCGGCTACCGCATGGCGCGTTGTACAGAAGCGCGGCATTTGGGTAACCTCGTAATCTGAATCTAAACTGAAACGCGGCGCGGGGTATCCTGTAAAAAGGGTATCCCGCGCACATAGAAGCAATCATGACTATCGAAATCACCACAAAAGAACAGATGGCTTTAATAGGCAATGACCCCGCTTACCCGTTAAGCGGGCAGTATGTGCTTATGAACGACATTGACCTTGATGGCGATGAAGATAATCAATGGACTCCTATCGCGCCTTTAACATTTGATGGCGAGGGAAACCCTACATTAGAGAATAGGTTTTCGGGTGATTTTGATGGCAACGGCAAAACCATTTCAGGCATTTACGTAAATGATTTATCGGACGGTGTTGTTGGTAAATCGCTATTCGGCGTTGTAAGTGGAACCGTAAGGCACTTGAAAACAGAAGGCTCTATCACGCTAAAGAATGGCGAGAACGGCGGCACAATTTCAGCCGGTTTATGCGTTGTAATCTTAAATGGCGGGATAGTCGAAGAATGCGAATCTGCTGTTGACTGTACGGGCTATTCGTACATTGCGGGAATCGCCAGTTTTATATATTCGGGCGGCTCTATTATTAACTGCAAGGCTGCAGGAACCATAACGGGAACTGTATTTGTAGCCGGCATCTGTTGCGGTGTGGCCGACTTTGAAGCGACAAAGGATGTGGCATACATTGCAAAGAATGTGTTTGTCGGCACGATGAATTTCACTGGCAATGACCCGGCAAAGTATGGCGTCGGCATGATCTGTTTCCCCCCGGTACTGGCTGATCCTCAAATTTACTTCGCGTCAGATCGCTGCTACTGGGACTACGAATTATCGCCATTTACAAATTCATACGTCGGCGAGGCAAAGACTACAGCGGAACTGTACCAGCAGGCGACCTATGTGCATTGGAATTTCAACACGGTTTGGGGAATAGATGAGGGAACATCATACCCTTATTTGCTTCGGCTTGAAAAGGTAACAGTACCTAATGTTGTTGGATACGAACTGGCAGATGCCTATTCAGCGTTAGAGGCTCTCGGCCTTACCGTTACTGTTGTGATCGGAAGCGATTCTGATTGTGATGCAGGGCTTGTGTGTTCACAATCCAAAGCCGCAGGTGAACAGGTCTCATACGGAACGGATGTAACTCTTACAGTCGCAATTGCAGACGATACAGGCGAAAGCACAGAAAGTGGAGTGCAAATTATGGCGAACATGCTGCGAACCGGCACGAGTTGGCTTGGCAATCAGCGCGTGGCGCACGCTTCCAGCGAGGTGACGTATAGAACCCTGACAGGAACATGTACGGTCAACGCGACCTATGGTGATACCCGTGTAGACGTAACGGACGAAAGCGGAATGACCGTTGTTGCGAAGGTGTGGGATTTCATAATCAAGGCAAGCGAACTCGAAGCGGAACCGGAGCCTGGCGACATCATCACGGCGGACGGGAACCAATATGAAGTAATGAATCTTGGTGGCGAAGCATGGCGGTACAGCGATCCATATAGAACGGCCTACCGTGTCCATACGAAAAACATAGGGAGCGGATCATGAGTTACGCAACGGCAATAGCGGACGCTGTAAAGACCGAAATTAACGCAGCCCCAGCAGGCACGTTCAGCGCGGCGTTTACGGCAGTGCGCAAGGTGCATCCTGAATACGATTTAGCGGAACTCAAAAACTTAACCGTTACCGTAGTCCCCAAGTCTGTACAGATCGTAACGCAGACCCGCGCCATGTGCTACCGTGACATTGCCATTGACATCGGCATTCAACAGAAATTAGAGAACCCCAGCGCATTTGATGAACGTGTGAATGCACTCGGAACCGTAGTGGATGAAATAGCCGACTACATGAGACAGCGAACCCTGTCAACGGCAACATACGCCGTCTGGGTTTCGATAACAAATGACCCTGTCTATGCGCCGGAACATCTCGCGGAACAGCATCTTTTTACAAGCGTCTTAACGCTTACGTATCGGATGATGACATGAGCGGATTTATCAAAATGGACATGAAAAAAATGTTTTTCGACCGGGCTGCGGTCATCTCGAAGGTGGACGCGGGCACTCGAAAAGCATTGTCTAAATTCGGCGCCTATGTGAGAACCACAGCAAGGCGTTCAATCAAGAACGCGCCGTTTATAAAACCCAAGGAGAAGGGCGTTGAGAGGACCGATTTTCGCAAGCAGTATTCAAAGCCAGGCAATCCTCCGTACTCTCGCACCGGCAAGTTGAAGAAGTTTATCTCCTTCGCCTATGACCCCGCGAAGCGTTCTGTGGTTATAGGGCCAGAGATTTTACCTGGCAAGCGCAAGGCGATAGCCCCTCCGATATTGGAATACGGCGGTGTCACTACCGTTAAGTTTGGTAAAAAAACAAGAACCGCAAGATATAGTTCACGTCCTTACATGACCCCAGCATTTAACAAGGAACAGAGAAAGCTGCCTTCCATCTGGCGGGACAGCATAAAGTAAAAACGACGAAAGGAAAACAAGACAATGGCTGATTTTATTCTCGGCATGAATGCCAAAATCTACTACGGGAAGGCAGGTAGCACAGCATCGTCTGAATTGAGCAATGTGCGTGACGTGACCGTGACGCTTGAAGCGGGCGAAGCGGATGTTACTACCCGCGCTAATGACGGTTGGCGTGCAACCGCCCCGACGCTGAAGGAATGCACCGTCGAATTTGAGATGGTTTGGAAAACGACCGACGCTGGATTCACGGCGATCAAAAACGCTTTTCTGAATAACACCACAATTGCGCTTTTGGTTCTGTCTGAATCTGGCGGCGAAGGCATGGACGGCGATTTCAGCATTACGAATTTCTCGCGGAATGAGGCACTGGAAGAAGCGATTACGGTGAGCGTGACCGCCAAACTTGCAACGTTCCGCGAATGGACGACTGGTTCATAAAATCTACACAAAAAAACTTAACCACGAAAGGATTTGAACAATGGCAGATTTAGCCCCAACACCAGCAAATGTTCTGAAATACAGCGGGTCAACAACGCGCAACGGCACGGCAGGCGAAACCATCGTAGCCGGTGACGTGCTGTATCTCGACAGCGCGACAAGCACGCTGAAACTTGCTCTCGCAGACACGGCAGCGAAATCCGCCGCAGTTGGCATTGCTCTTAACGGCGGCGCAGCAGGACAGCCGGTAACTTACCTTGCCGCAGGCGGCATCAATCCCGGTGTAGGCGCAACTCTTGTTGTCGGCACATATTACTGCGTCAGCGACAACGCAGCCGGAAAGATTGCGCCGCTTGCGGATATTAGCCCGGCGGCCTACCCCACAGGGTTGGGTTTTGCAACGACAACGTCGAGAATTGAGGTTGTTATCAATTCATGCGGCGCGGTAATCGCATAAGGAAAACGAACTCATGAAGTCGTTCAAGGATTCTACGGGCCGGGAGTGGGCTATAACGCTCACTCTCGGCACAGCCCTAAAAGTTAAATCAAAACTCGGCATTGACCTGCTCCAGCCGGAAGCAGGCGATCCGCCTCTGTTGTCGCGTCTTGGCACGGACGAACTGTTGCTTGCGGAAATTATCTGCTGTTTGCTTGAAGGCCAATTTGAGAAGCACGGCGTTACCGAAGATGACATTTACGAATGCTTCGACGGCGAAACGCTGCTCGCTTCACAGAAGGCATTCTATGAGGAGATGACGGATTTTTTCCAGAGCCGAGGCCGCACAGACAGGGCGAAAGCGGTCTCGAAACAGACGCGACTTATAAGCCTTGCGATAACGGCAGCGGAATCAAAGATAGACGCAATAGACGTGGACAGTCTGATGTCTGGCGCGATGTCTGGCGAATTGCCGGAGCAGTCGGAGTTAACCCAGAACGCTTAACGCTTCGGCAATTGCTATGGATGTCCGAAGGCGCAGGACGTGAACGCTGGCAACATACAGCGTCTATTCTGTGCATGATAGCGAATGTCAACCGTGATCCGAAAAAGACAAAGGCATACAAGCCGGAACAGTTTGACCCGTATGCTATCGCTGAACGGAAAGAACGAAGGCCTGTTGCCGACAAGGAGTCGCTGGAACTTTTGCGTGATACGCTGATGGCATGGAAAGGACAGAAAAAAAATGGCTAACACAGGCGCAATACGCGCAGGCCGCGCTTTTGTCGAGTTGTTTACGGACAACAGCAAATTAGTACAGGGCTTGCGTGCTGCTAAAGGCAAGGTTAAAGCCTTTGGTGCAAGCGTGAAAAGTATAGGGGCAAGCGTAAAAAGCGCGGGGCTAAAAATCGCTGCCATAGGCGGTGCTGCTGCATTGTCTATTGTATCAGCAATAAAAGCAGCATCTAACCTTGAAGAAGTAATGAATAAATTTAATGTTGTCTTTGGCGATAACGCCACGGCCATGAAAGAATGGAGTGATACATTTGCCGATGAGGTAGGCCGTTCAAAGCGACAAGTTGCGGAATTTCTTGCAGGGGCACAGGATTTGTTTGTTCCTATCGGATTTGACGCTGCAACTGCTACAGAAATGAGCAAGCAGGTAACTAAACTGGCTTTTGACTTGGCAAGCTTCCATAACATGGCTGATGAAGATACCATGCGTGACTTGCAGGCGGCATTGACAGGCTCCGGTGAGGTGATGAAAAA